TATATAAGGCAGTAGAGTCAGGAGCATGGTATGTTAACGTTTATCCTGTCTGTGAAGAATTTCCTGTAAGTAGAGAAGAGTTTAAGGGTGCTTGGGAAGACAGATTTAATTATGACTATGTTTATAATCAATATACGAAGTCTAGAGCAGCGGGAAAGATAGATAGCTTTAACCAAGAGCTTATGCTTCGTATTATGTCAGAGGAAGAGCGCCTAATTAAAGACAGTGATCTGACCTGGTACAAGCATGCTAATGTGAAGACTAACATGGGAGCGTTTAACTTCTACATCACTACTGACTTTGCAACTAGTGAAAAAGAGTCTGCTGACTTTAGCACTATTAATGTTTGGGCTTACAATAATAATGGTGATTGGTTATGGGTAGATGGATTCTGTAAGAAAGCTTTGATGGATAAATCTATAGATGAATTATTTAGATTAGCTCAGAAGTACCAACCCCAAGAAGTAGGTGTAGAGGTAACGGGGCAACAGGGAGGCTTTATAGCGTGGATCCAGAATGAGATGATGAATCGTAATATCTATTTCACTCTTGCATCTGGGCGTGGAAAGTCTTCACCAGGTATACGCCCTAATAAAGATAAGATGAGTAGATTCCAGCAAATGGCAGTACCACTATTTAAATCTGGGAAGATATGGTTTCCTGAAGAGCTTAGAGATTCCGTAGAGTTAGTTGAGATGCTGAATGAATTACAATTAGCTACAGTTAAAGGATTTAAGTCTAAGCATGATGATCAAATAGACAACATCTCTATGTTGGGTGAGTTCAATGCATGGAAACCTAGTGAGGTATCTACGAGTGAGCACGGTGATGGTAGTATGTTATGGGATGATGAGCCTGAAGATGCAGGAGAAAGTTCTTATTTCGTATAAGAAAACGTGGTATGATAAATACATAGTATTTATTTTAGGTAAATCCCGTGAAAGTTTACGAATATATAGAATTCTTAGTTAATGGCGAGATTAGCCAGTTAGCAACATCAGAAGTGGGTGACATGACACCTGGCACGGTAGTTGTACCTACTGCTTTACAGTTGAAGAACAGAGACAAGATCCGCACATTCATTAACTTAGCTAATATTGAATTACATAAGAAGTTTAATATCCTGCAGAAAGATATGGAATTAGACTTTGCGCTTAATGGTGAAGAGTTTAAGTTAGATGATGACTTTTTACACGCTATCAGCTGTACATTCAAAGATGGTGAAGAGATTGCTATCAACAATGAGAAGGCTAACTTCGTAGATGGTGTAGATACAAATGTTTCTGTGATGTTCAAAGATCCTGCTAAAGTACTTATTAAGGGTACTGATAAAGATGGTAGAAAGGATATGATACTTACCTATGCAGCCTCACCTAAGTTAGCTAAGAATATTACTACTAATCTAGGTTTACCTCAATTATATACAGAAGCACTGATTAACTATGTAGCTTACAAGACACATGCTACAATCAGTGGTGATATGAAGGCTGAAAACAATACATACTACTTAAGATTTAACGAAAGTTGTAAGCAAATCAACATATTAGGGTTACGTAACCCAGACAATCTTGATGCTAATACTAAATTAATAGATAGTGGGTTTATTTAAAATATTACTGTTATACTAAAGACAAATTTATTGCATACCAAATGCTGAGAACAACCCGACTAGTCGGTTAAATATTGGAGGCCTGAATGGCATATTACGACACGATCAACCTCGTATCCGGGGACGCTAAACCTGAATTAAATTTCACATTACGCGACTCTAACACTGCAGCAGCAGGAAAAACTCTTGATGAAGATGACCCTACTACATGGCTAGCCATAGATTTAACTGGACAAACCGTAAGAGTACACTTTAGATTACTAGGTAGTACATCTATACTGGATACCATGGTATGTGGAATGCACGCACCATATACTGATGGTAAATGTTTTATGCAATGGAATGCCACGACTTTAGATGTTGATGCTGGTACTTACGAAGGTGAAATCGAAATAGAAGACACTGCTAGTAAGAAACTTACCATATTTGATAAACTAAAGTTCAAGGTTAGAGCGGACTTCTAGTAATGGCTATACGTGCCACAATTAGTGTACAGAGCATACAAGCTCAGACTACTACTGAACTCGTACAGGCACAAACAGAATATCAGTTATCCGTAGCATCTGAGATATGGACAGATCCTGATTCTAAAAATAGAATACTATTTGATGAGTATCTCTTAGCAGATGCCCACTTTTATGTATTACAGAAAATACTAACAGAGACAATATCTGTACCTGACTTATATAGTAATGCTTTCTCAACAATAAAAGCAGATGCAATATCTATAGCAGACACTTTCATTAATGAAGTTAGTTACAGAAGAACATTCAACGATGCGTTTACTTTAGATGATTTAAGTCAGATAGATAAAGACTTCTACGGAAATAAAGGTAATATTTTTGCTTTTACAGATATAGTAGGCCTGACACACAATAAGAAACTAACAGATAGTTATACTATCAGTGATGTAATAGCTAACGTTATTTCATTTAAACGAAACTTTAATGACTCAACTAGTCTAAGTGATGCAAATATATTAGATACTGCTAAAGTATCAACAGATTCCATTAGCTTTACAGAGATACAAGCTAAAGCAACTTTAAAAGATACAACAGATAGTTTCAATATGGGGGATACACCCTATATAGGATCTGAGCCAAATAAGGCAGATAGCTTTAGTTTATCTGAGTTGTATTTAAATGCTATAACTAAACATGTAACTGACACGTTTGTTCTAGATGATGCCTTACAAGTAGATAAAGATTATTTTGGTAATAAAGGTAATATATTTAGTTTCTCTGACATATTTAGCAGAGTATTAGAATATAAGCGTAGTTTTGTAGATCCACTTACATTTACAGAATCTACTAGCACTGATATATTCAAAAAGATTGCTGATAACTTCATTGTTTATGATGAGAACCTTATGAATGGTTCTTTAGGTTCTAATGTAATGAACAGTAAACAGCTTAATGGAAAAGCCAAAGCATACTTAGGGGCTAGAGCTGCTACTATACATAATGAATTACAAACTAATCCTGATACACTGACTTTCGCAGAATTATCTGCAATGGTATACGCTAAAGCATTAGCAGATATTACAACGTTGTCAGATAGTAATACTATAAGTAATACTAAGAGTAGAGCAGATTCAATAAGTGTAGGTGATGCACATATAAATGTTTTCAGTATGCTCAAGGCTGATGTATTTACTATGCAAGAAGCCTTAGGTAAAAATACAAATAAGGATTCGGCAGATTCATTTAATATACATGATATACTAGGGACAACTTTTAATAAAGTAGTCACAGATGCATTCGCCTTAGATGACAGTGCTCTAGTAGATAAAGATTTTTATGGCAACAAAGGAAATATTGTTGCTATGAATGATGTGGTAACAGTTACCAGAGTAGCGAGGAGGCTAGTAAATGGTGCCTCATTTAATAGAACACAATTAAACTAGGAGTTTAGAATGATTAATGATAACTTTGCACTAACCGGTGCGTTAACAATCGCAATAAATAATGAAGTAGTACAGGAAACAGAGAACCTTGTTGTAACAGCAGGTAAAAACTGGGTTGCTGATAGAATGGCAAATGCTAATACAGTAATGACCCACATGGCTATTGGTACAGGAACTACAGCCGCAGCCGCAGCAAATACGGCATTAGGTACGCAATTAGACAGAAATGTACTTAGTACCTCAGGCGGCACAGTAGTAAATAATACTATTAAGTATGAATGTACATGGGCAGCAACAGATGGTACTGGTGCAATTACTGAGGCTGGCATTTTCGATGCCGCTTCAGCAGGTGACATGTTAGCTCGAACGGTTTTCCCAGTAGTGAATAAAGGTGCGGATGACTCAATGACTATTACCTGGACTATTACAGTAAGCTAATGTCAGTCAGGTTTAGTAATAATGCCTCTACTACTTTAAATGGGGCGATATCAGCAACTGCTACTTCAATCGTAGTTAATGATGTCACAGAATTCCCTGTATTAAGTAGTGGGGAGTATACATACTTAACTTTAGCTAATGCTACTGAGACTAAGATTGAAATTATCAAAGTAACGAGTATTAACACAAGTACCAAGACACTTACGGCTGTTAGAGCTCAAGATAATACAGCAGCACAAACTTTCAGTACTGATGACTTATGTGAGTTACGTATGACAGCTGCATTATTAAATGATGCTGCTAGTCGTAATGATGATCCAGCAGGTACAGCAGTCGCGATGGCAATCGCTCTTGGATAGGAGAATATAAATGGCAACGAATACATTTAAAAGACAAACAACTAACTCAGTAGGCTCTGCATTTACGACAGTTTATACAGTCCCAGTAGGTAAGACTACAGTTATTATCGGAGGTGTCGTATCCAATACAGGTACTACTACAGTAGATACTGAGATTGCTATTAACGATGGCTCTAATGATATTAATATTACAGGTAAGGACACACCAGTCCCGGCAGGCACTGCACTATCATTTATTGATGGTAAAGTAGTTATGCAAGCAGGAGATGTTCTGAAAGCTAAAGGGTCAGTTGCAGGTCAACTAGATGTGATGCTTTCATTTATGGAGATCAGCTAATGGGTGGTTATATAGGACAGGTACAACCTGTAGCAGCAGGTGGTAACTCAGTAGAGACTGATGATATTATTGATGGCGCAGTAACTACTGTTAAATTAGCTTCAGGCCTTGTAATAAACGGCTTAAACATTACTACAACTGCCACCTCTAACATCGGACTAGGTTCTGGTGCTGTAGATAGTATTACTACTGGTGATTACAATGTGGGATTGGGTGATGACGCTGGTACTGCGGTTACTACTGGCAGTGAAAATACAGCACTAGGTGCTTACTCTTTACAGTCAAATATATCATCTGATTATAATACAGCAATAGGTACAAGTACATTACAGAGTAATACAGGTGCTAATAATACCGCAGTAGGACGGGCTTCTTTATATGCCAACACAACTGCAGCCTACAATACTGCTGTTGGTGCTTCATCACTACAGGCTAACACCACAGGTGCTAGAAACACAGCTGTTGGTTATACCTCTCTAGATGAAAACACTACAGGTGGTGATAATATAGCAATGGGCTATTCTGCTTTAGGTCACAATACAACTGGGGGTAATAATTCAG